TCGCATCCTGATCGGCGATCAGGCTTTGTTGTTGCGGCGTCAGGGTTTTGTTCTTCCAGTCACTGATTTCCTGGTTGAACTTCGCAAGCTCGCTTTCTGCAGTCGACAGCTTGCCGGTCGTAGAGAGCTGCGCATCCAAGGCAGCTTGCTGATCGCGCAGCTGCTGCAGCATGCGCTCGCCAGAATCATCGCGGTACGCCTTCGGCTTCGCTGCCTTCGGATCCTTATACTTCGTATCGATATTCGCTTCGTCGGCGAGTTGCTGTTCGGGACTCAGATTGAGCGGGCCAGCGATCGTATCGAGATATTTCTGGATCTCTTTGGCGCGCTTCTCTGCTGGCGTTGCAAACTGTGTATTGAATGTGTCGTAGGCGTGCTTTGCGTCGATCAATTGCTGCTGCTGGCGATCGGTCCGCGCCTTGTCTTGCGCTGCCTTAACAGCCGCCTGATAGGCAGTAACCGCCTTTTGCAAATCGGCCTCATCGTCTGAGGTCCATGATGGGCCGATCCCCGCATTTGCTCGCTGCTTCGCAGCCTGCCAGTACTGAGCCGTCTGCGCTGGACTCGCAGTAGACCCAAAAGAGCCGACCGCCTCGATCGCATCATTGATGGCACCCTTGATGTCTCGCCAGCCCTTGAGAATGACTCCCTCATTCGCGGCGATTTCCTTCGTTCTGTCATCCATCGCCTGAGAAAACGCCTCGACGGCCACCTTGGCCGCGCCGGTCGCATCCCCCTGCTTTTCCAACGCCGCGATCTGGTCGTATGTCGCTGCGGTCAGGTAGTGATACTGGTCGTTCAACTTCACCGACGCCTGCACCGGCTCGTCGGCGAGTTTGGTGAAATCGTCCACCATCTGCTTGACCGACACACTCGTATAGGTCGCTGCATCGGCAGCGGATCGCCCGAGATTCGCAATCTCTTCACCGGTGAGGCGACCGGTCGCCGCCAATTCGGTGACGGCCGTTACCGCAGTATTAAACGTTGCCCCGCCAGCCGTCGCGGCCGTTGCCATATTCTGGAGCTGGTCAGCCGTTACGCCAGCGTAACCACCGGTCAACGCCAGCGCCTCATTCATCTTTTCGTTCTGGCTTGCCACCATGTACATGGCGGCACCAACGCCTGCGATAGTCAGCGAAAGCGGGTTGAGCAGGAGGTCGAGAGCACCGGCGAGCGACAGAAAACGGGTGAACGAACTTGCCAGGCGAGAGAAATTTCCGCTGGCCGCCTCGCGGCCCATCACGCCGATCTCAGCAGTGACGCCGGACGTTGCGCCGGCTGCGCCGTGCGCTGCAGTCGTCTCGACGGCGTACATTGCCGCCATTTCTTCACCAAGGGCGATCTGCTGCTTACGCAGTTCGATTTCCTTGGCAATAGCCGCGACCTGAGCAGTTTCGGCCTCGGTAAAGCCAGCCATTTGTGCGTCATACACGGCCATTTCCGCAGCGGACGCTGTGAGAGCCGTAAGCTGGCGGCCGAGCGCCTCGGTAACCTTGGCTGCGCCCTCACTGATCACTGTTGATGCAGCTTCGAATTGCACGGCTACGCTGGTCTGCGCCGTTGCTGCCGCCTCAGCCGATGCGGCGATACCTGCGTTTGCTCTTTCCGCAGCCGTCGCGGCGGCGGCTAGTTCATCAACGCTCGCGGCATAGCGGTCAGCGGCCTCCGTACTACTGTTCACGGCAGCCATCGACTCGATCGACGCGGCGACCATTGCGGAGATCCGCGCTGCGGCCGCGTCGCTGCTTTCAGAGACAGCGCCAAACGAGCCGGCAGCCTGCCCATTCGCGGCATCCACCGCGTTCATCTTCTCGATGTACGGGGCGATCGCATCCGATACACCCATGATCGACGCTTTATAAGCAAGCAGTTGCCGCGAGTTCATGCCATACGTATCGGCCATCCTCGCTGCCTGCTGAACCAGGGCATTGATGGATCGGGCGGATGCATCGCTCCCATTTGACGCAGCTTCCGCGATGGCCGCCTGCGCAACCTGGGTGCGCTGCGCCGCCGCCTCTTGCGATGCGACAAACGCTTCAGCGCTGCGCTTGGCCCGCTCCATTTCGGCAGTGTAGCCAGTCGCATCCGCTGATATGCGAACGATGGTTTCATTAGCCATTCGTCAACTCCGCAACCTTCGTTTTAATCGCCGCATCGACCGCCGTCGCCGCATCTTCTTTTCTGGCCTCGTATCCCGGTCGCAGAAATGGCTGCGCGCTCATTTTCGACGTCCCGAATTCGACGAATCGGCCATAGAACGCTTCCTTGCTCCATGTCACGATGTACGAAGCCAGCTTGCCTTCGACGGATACCTCTTTGTCGTAAGCGATCAGGATCGAGTTTTTCAGCATGCCAGGCGCATGGGTGGTCCCCTTACGCTCATACGTGGCGACGCCGACCGGCGCGCGCAGCTTCACCTCGTCAAAGATGACTCGCGCGCCGGCCACGGCCGCCTGACGAAGCACGGATTCGCTAGCGATGCTTTCGAGCGCCCGCAGGCTATCAGTCAGCGCCTGCGGGTTATCTATGACGAATGCGCTACGCGCCATCACGCCGCCTTGTTCGGGAACATCATCGAAAGAACCAAATTGGACTGCGCGTCTGGGTCGTCCAACAACACAGGCTTCACTTCTTCAGTCTCTGACCGGTGCGACTCATTCCACGTCATAAAGTCCAGTGCCCCCCAAGGCTCGCTCTTGACCTTCGAGTTCCGGTTCACGTTTGCTACCATTGACGCGATCGTGCCGGCACGGAGATCGTCGTAATGGCTGCCGCGCCGGTCAAGCTGATACGAGGCCATGTATTCGACGAACTCCGCGCTCGTGATGCGCTGCTGCAGCTCCCTTACTGGGATACCGAAGTCGATGCTGAGCTGGAGCCAGAATCGCCGCTCGGGGCGGCTGCGGAGTTTTTTACTGTGTCCTCCACCGCAGTCGGCTGCATGCCGTTGAGGCGCACGGCAACTGCCACGACACGATCGAGCACCGCGGTGCCCTGCGCCTGCAAGCTCGCAACGTCGGACTCATCCAACACGAGCGCGCCAGTTTCATCAACGACAGTAGCCAGCAGCAGATTGGTTTGCGATACGCTAATTGGAACCTTGCCCGCCTCCCGTTTCGCGTAAAAAGCGTCGCGCGCGAGGCCCGACATTTCCGACACGAGAATGGTTACACCGTCGCCCCACTCAGGCACGTCGACGGACTCGGTCTTGAGGTGGATGGCGCCGAGAATGGCGACCTTGGTTTCTTTGCTGAGAATGGGCACGTTATGTCCAGTGTGTTGTGATGGGGTTTAAGGAGGGCAAGGGTTACGCGTAGACCACGTCGCCGGTGATGCGAAGCGACACGCCCGTCGTCTTCAGGATCTGATCGACGCCACCATCGAGCGGGCTGTTCTTGACATAGGCGCTGAACGTCGCGGTATTGCTGTTCGGAAGCGTCAGCTTGAATTGCTTCAGCGCGCCCGCGCGCTTTGCGGCGTCGCACGCAAGCTGACCCGGATCGGAGAAATCCTTGTCGACGTCGAACGTGAAGTGGCCGAAGTCCTGCAGGCCGAGCATGAATTCCTTCGCGGTGCTCGACAGGTTCGTCTTGTCGATTTCGTTCGCCTGACCGTCGAAACCCTTGAAGTTGTTCAGATTGCCTATCTCCGTCCACGCAACGGGCGTAGCCGTGCCGCCGGCGGTCCAGGCAGCGCCGCCAGTCGTATCGACGTCTACCGCGTAGGAATCGGCGATAACGTTTTTGATGACAGCGGTGACGCCGTTGAGCGCCGTATTTCCCACGAGTGCAGCGAACGTCACGATGTCGCCATTGGCGAAGCCGTGCGCCACCGACTTGACGATCGTCGGGAAGCCGAGCGCCAGGCCGGTGATGTTCTTCACGGCGCCGGCGCCGCCGGATACAGAAAGGGTCGACCCCTGAGCGGAAATCGCGGTGCTTGTCATTTTTCAGACCTCACAAATAAAGAAACCCGCTCAGGGCGGGTCGGTGGTGGAAGCAAAGCCGCACAGGGCGGCAGGAAATCGTTACGGGTAAAACCAGATCGAGAAGTCTTCGCGCGATCCGTACAGTTTGGTGTCGGGCTCGTAGCTGCTGACCGGTGCACCGATCGTCACAGCCTTGACCGCGGTCCCGGTGAGCGCTGCAATCGCGCTCTGCATCACGCTGTTCGCGGCCGAGCGCGAATCAGCCCATACGTTGACCTGCATGCGAGCGTTCTGCAGGGCGACCGTGTTACTCAGGTAGTTCGGGGACTGGCCGCCGACAGCCTGATATGTGATGTACGGGCGCAGCGCGCCAGCGGGCGCGACGTCCGGATAGCAGCGAAAGGTGCCGTCTCCGTTGGGCACGAGCGCTTTGAGCGCAGCGGAGACAATGGCCTCTGCGGAGTTAGCCATTGTTGATGCCCTCCTTCGCCTGCAGCATGACGAGCCGATTACGCTCGTCCTGATTCATTGATGCGTTGATGTCGAACACGCGCGCGCCAAACAGCACGCGCATCGCGGCGACGTCCTTCGGGTTTTGAAGCTCTGGCCGGTAGCGCACCGAAATCGTGTGCGTCACCTCGGACTGAACAGCTGCCGCTGCGATCAGCTCGCGGCCCGACATCGGCGCGACGTCGCCCCAGCACTTGAATGCATCCGCCCAGACGTTGAGCGGCTGCCCGAGCTCATCTTCGGCCGTCGATTTCGTCTGGAACGTGAGTCTGTGTCGAAGTGTGCCGCCCCGGACCAGATAGCTGTTGAATCCGGCCATATCAGAACTCGTACGTCTTATAGACGTCGAGCAGTCGATCGACGTACGGCAGAGGCTGAACCATGCCGCGATTCATGATCGCGACTTCTTCACGGTTTTCGTACAGCGTCGAAAGCCGGATCTTGAGCCACGCCTTCAGCCCTTCCGGCACGGCGCCGATGAAGCTCTGCCCGGTGCCGGCGCTGGTGAGCGCGATTGCGTCGCCGCCGGGCGCCGCCGCGAGCGTGTAGACGCCGTCCGACACCACGCTTTGCACGTAGTAATCGGTGCCAGCCGCCAACGGCGCCGGCAGTGCGCCACCACCATTCGACAGGCGTACGGCATCGCCTACGCTCAACGGAACCCAGCCTTTCACCTTGATCGTTCCGGCCGTGCTGTCCGCAGTGATCGGCGCGGCGTAGCCAGCGTCGAAATTGACCCACACCGCGCCGATCTGCGGCAGCGGAATCGGCCAGATTTGTCCGAATACCGGAGTGATGCGCACTGGCTCGGACGAATAATCGACCGTGTAATCGGTCTCTGGCATCGTCTGGACGACGCCCGCCATGTCGAGATACTGGATCGACACGACGCGAATCACCGGCGCGCGCTGGAGATAGATCGCGTGCCCCGGCAGCGTGTACGGTCTGCCGTATGGAATGCCGATCATCGACGGACCAGGAAAGCTGTCGAGGATCTGCTTCCAGCGCGCCGAGACCATCTGCTTGCGCGTCTCACCCTCGGCATAGTCGCGCGCGGCCGATGCCAGCGCGCCGATCAGCAAGTCGTCATCGTCGATGTCGACGCGCAGATGCAGTTTCGCCTCGGGAAGGCTGACCGGCTCGACGGTAGGCGGCGTAATCAGTTGCAGGGGCATAGAAAAAGGGCGGCCGTGACCGCCCTCTCCTCGTCAGTGTTGCTGGATTAGCCTGCGACCTGAACCACGGATGCAGCGTTCGCGGCGGATGCCGGCGCGAAACGCGGCGTGAAGCCGAACAGCGTCACGGCGGTCAGGCTGGCGGCTGTGCCGACGGTCAGCGACAGCGCGATGTAGGCGAAGCCGCCCTCGACGTCGAGTTGCTGCGGGTCGAGGTTGAGTTCCGCCTGCACGTTATCGCCGCTCGCCTTGACGATCTGCGCAATGGTGGCGCCCGCGACGTCTTTCGCGCCGGTGCCAGCAGCGTCCTTTGCCTGTTGGAACTTCGCATCCACCGTCGCGGCCGCGCCGAGCACGCCGGTCTGGATCAGGCCGAGAAACTTGTTGAAGTTCGCGGCAGGAACCCACGCGGTAACCAGGGCGCCCACGGCTTGGCTCGACGGGCTGATGGCGCCAAGCACTGCCACCTGTTCGGAGGCTTTGATGTTCGGAATCATGGTCGTTCCTCAGAAAACTTGAGAGAAGTTGCCGACGGCTGTTACGCCGCCGGTCAGGTGGATCAGCGCGCGCCGAGCTGGATGAACGGCGAGAGCGTGTTTGCTCCCTTGGCCTGC